CAATCGCGCAGGTCGCACAATCAAAGCCGGAGCAGAATTGGAACGCGCGGCGACAATGTACGCGCGCGAACCTGTACCAACAATGGTTCTTAAATCTAACGGCGCCGCACTTCCGGCGGATCGCATTGCAAAACTTCTAGAATCATGGGGCGCGGCTCGTCGTAATCGCGGAACCGCATTCCTTAACGCAGACGTAACTCTGGAAACACTCGGTTTCGATCCGGAGAAATTACAATTAAATCAAGCGCGTTCCTATGTTGCAACCGAACTCGCTCGCGTTACTGGCATTCCGGCTTATTATGTGGACGCGGAATCTGGATCTAGCATGACATATTCTAACGCGTCTCTGGCCAGACAGTCTCTCCTTGATTTCTCTTTGCGGCCAATTATGACAAGTATTGAAGAGCGTCTTTCCATGACAGGAATGGCAAACGATTTCGTTCCGGCTTCTCAAGAAGTTAAATTCGATCTTGACGATTACTTGCGCGGATCAGCAAAAGAGCGCGCCGACGTCTATAAAATTCTTTACGATATCGGAGCAATCACGTCCGATGAAATCCGACTAGAAGAGGAAATGATCCGATGAATGAAACTCCAATGAATCTCAACTTTTCAATAAAGGTCAGCGCGACGGACTTTCCAAAGCGCGAAATCTCCGGACGTATAGTGACATGGAATGAAGTCGGTTCGACTTCTGCCGGCGAAACTTTATTTACTCCGGGATCTATTACTTTCGGCGACACTACGAAATTGCTTCTTGAACACAAACGCGAATCTCCAATCGGATTCCTCAAATCTTACAAAGTTACAGACGACGGAATCGACGCCGTATTTTCTATCGGCAACACAACCGCCGGCAACGATAGCCTCGTGGAGGCAAGTTCCGGATTGCGCGATGGTTTTAGCGTAGGAGTTCTAGCCGATAAATATAAAAACATTGACGGCGTTCTTACAATTTCAGCGAGTTCTCTCAAAGAGGTTTCACTCGTTACAGATCCAGCAATAGCAAGCGCAAAGGTCGCAATCGCGGCTAGTGAAAATTCTGATCCGGAATCTCCGGAGTCAGAAGAAATAAATCCAACTAATGAAGGAGAAAACGAAGTGGAAATCACTCCAACCGTTCCAGACGCTCCAGCCGAAACGGTTGAAGCGGCGAAGGTCGTGAACTTAGGTTCAGCACCTCTCGCATTTACAAAGCCACGCTCGCCAATCATTACTCCAGGAAATTACCTAGAGCATACAATTCGCGCCGGACTCGGTAACGAAGATTCACGTCAATACGTAAAAGCCGCGGACGATAGTTTCACAACGAATCCAGCGTTCTCTCCGGTTTCTTATCTTCGCGACGTTGCACAAAACACAAACGCAGATCGTCCAGTAATTGAAGCATGCGGTGGAACACGTCCACTTAGCAGCTACGGAATGACGGTTTCAATTCCTAAGATCACGGCTAACTCAACCGCTGCAACTGTGGCAGAAGGCGGAGATCCAACTGCAACAACTGCAATCACTTCTTCTTATGTGAATGCGACTGTAATCAAGAAAGCCGGATTCCAACGCTATTCAGTCGAACTTCTTGATCGTTCAGATCCATCATTCTATGAAATCATGCTTCAAAATCTCCGCGACGCTTATGCTCAAGCAACCGACGCTTATGTGATTGCACAAATTACAGCCGGCGGAACTCAAGCAACCGCAACAGCCGCAGATTCAGCCGGTTTGATTTCATTCGTATCGACAGAATCTCCAGCCGCTTACACCGCAACAAAGCGCACCGCAAAGTCATTCGTTTCAGGAACTTCCATCTGGACGACACTTCTCGGCTCAACAGATACAACAGGTCGCCCAATTTACAATGCGCAACCTAATGTCATGAATGCCGGCGGAACTGCAACTCCTACAAGCATTCGTGGGAACGTGCTTGGCCTTGATTACTATGTTGATCCAAACATGGTTTCAACTTCTATCGACGAATCAGCGTTCATTATCGAGCCACGTTCGATTGAAATTTTCGAATCTCCTGCTCTTCAACTTGCTACAAATGTTCCAACAACAGGCGAAATCGAAATCATGCTCTACGGATACATTGCAGCTCAGGCAGTATTCGCCGGCGGTCTCCGTCGTTTCAATCTAACCTGATCCAAATAATCATCGGCTAGGTGCGCTCCCGTATCTAGCCGAGCAGACGAGAGGAATGGAAATGCCTAGTATCGTTACGGCGTCACAACTTCGCACCGTGCTAGGCGTTTCCGTTTCCTTATATTCAGACGCTTATCTTGATGGAATTATTACAAGCGCGGAACAGGTAATTCTTCCGCTTCTTACCGCGAATCAGAATGCCGTCGCGGCGGTTTATTTACAAAGTAATGTTGCCTATTACATAACACAAAAGCCGAATACATTCGTCGCCGGTCAAAGCGTCGTGGTTACAGGTTGCGTTCCTGCTACATTCAACGGAACTCAAACCGTGACATCGAATTATTATGATCCGTTTCCTTATCTGCCATTCGCTTATCCTGCACCTTATTTTTTCTTCACTTCTGCTATTACAAATAGCGATATCACCTTCCGTCCGGTGATACCGGCTGGCGTTGCGTATCTATCCGGTGCCAACGCCGCCACTCTTTACGCAAACACCGAGGCAGTCGAACAAGCGGTTCTTATCGTCTCAACGGAAATCTTCCAATCCGTAACCGCAGCCGGTGGACAAATCGAAGGCGTAGACTTTACTCCGTCGCCTTATCGAATGGGACGATCACTTCAAAATCGTGTTATCGGACTTCTTGGCAATTACATCGACGTTCAAACAATGGCGCAATAATGCCAACGCCTACAACTATCGCGACAAACGTTCGAGGCACACTTGCAACCGCACTCGCTGGAGTCGTCGCCTCAGTTTATTCAAGCGTTCCCGAGACTGTCATTCCTCCGGCTTGCGTTATCGTTCCAGATTCACCGTATCTCGAATCGACTCTTATCGGTAAAGCGAACGTCAAGGTTAAGATTAATTTCGTTATTACTGCCGCCGTTGCGTATAACTCAAACGCCGGCGCACTCGATAATCTCGAGCAGCTAGTCATTAGCATTCTTGCGGCTATGCCCGTCGGATACGTTGTCGGCGACGTTCAACGTCCGACGGTTATGCAAGTCGGCGCGAGTAATTTACTCATAGCAGATCTATCGGTCTCGACCTACTACACGCAACAGACAATCTAAGGAGATAAAGTAATGCCAACAACAATCATCACGGGTCGCGATCTAGTCTTGACTATTGCAACCGTAAATTATGACGCACAAACAACCGCCGCTTCGCTCGTCAATGCGCCGGTAATTACGACTTATCAGACACTCGATGGAAAAGCCTACAAGCACATCGACGACCAATGGACTCTCAATCTTTCACTTCTCGCAGACTGGGGCGTTGCCTCATCTCTATTCGAAGCCATGTGGACGGCTGCCGATACTGCACCGAATACGACTCTTGCAGTCTCATTCACCGCAGTCACCGGAGCGGTCTTTACTTGCAACGTCTTTCCAGTATTTCCTTCCGTCGGTGCAACAGCGCCGGACGCACAGACAGATACTTGGGCTATGCTCGTTAGCGGCACTCCAGCCGAGACATTCTCTTAACCACTACGAACGGGAGCAAAGATGAAACTACCAATCACCATCGAATACATGTCTGGCGACTCAGGAACCTACACGGCTCAGCCGCCGGAGTGGGCTAAATGGGAGAATAAAACTGGATACACAATTTCACAAGCACAAGAAAAAATCGGGATATCGGATCTCTTATTTCTTGCGTGGAATGCCATGAAACGCGAAGCCGGCGGAAAGCCGGTCAAGCCTTTTGAAATATGGTGCGAAACTGTATCCGACGTACGGACTGGAGACGAAGACCCAAAAGTTACGCCGCCGGAAGTGTGAATCGAATGCTCGTCGAGTTAGCAATAGCGACGGGCATTCCGATGAGCGAATGGGTCACGGCGGAGCAGATCTACACCGCAAAAGAGATCTTGGAGGAACAAAGCCGTGGACAATGATCCGATTTCCTATGACAAAGCGGATCTACGTCGAATCACGGGCGCGTTCAAAGCGATGGACGATGAAGCAATCGCCGCAGCTAAACGCGAATCTTCTGCTCTGGCAGAATTCGCTCAAGGCAAAATAAAAGAAAAGTCAAGCACTCGAGGGATTGCGGCGCAACGAATTGCAGACGGTAGTCGCGTTTCAAAGTCGTCAAAGATAGGCGAACTCTCTTTCGGCTTTGCTTCTCAAAAGTTCTCAGGCGGTGGAACAACTCAACAACTATGGGGCGGCAACGAATTCGGATCCAATAAATTCAAGCAGTTTCCTATCTGGTCAGGAAGTGAAGGACGCGGATCTAAAGGCTGGTTTATTTATCCGACACTTCGCGCAATACAACCGGAAATCATTACTCAATGGGAGAATGCATTCGATAGAATATTGAAGGAGTGGTAATGGCGGCAGGTTCACGCACGTTAAAACTCTCAATCCTTGCGGACGTAGATAATCTAAAAAAGAATCTCAACGCTGGATCTAATGACGTTCAATCTTTCGGCGATAAAGTCGGAGACTTCGGAAAGAAAGCCGGACTTGCATTCGCAGCCGCAGGAGCAGCCGCAGCCGTCTACGCTGGCAAGTTAGCAATCGAAGGCGTCAAAGCGGCAATCGAGGACGAAGCGGCGCAGATACGCCTTGCAAACTCTCTCAAGAATGCAACGGGCGCGACGAACGACCAGATAAAAGCAATCGAAGAAAACATCTTAAAAATGTCTCTCGCTTCGGGAGTCTCGGACGACAAACTTCGTCCGGCTCTTTCGCGTCTGGCACTCTCCACAAACGACGCAAGCAAGGCTCAAGATCTTCTTACTCTTGCACTTGATATATCTCAAGCGACTGGTAAAGACTTGGAAGGCGTTGCAAACGCTCTCGGTAAGGCATACGACGGCAATAACGCTTCACTCGGAAAGTTAGGAATCGGACTATCCGCCGCCGAATTGAAGGCGATGAGTTTCACGGAAGTTCAAGGCAAACTTTCAGACTTATTCGGTGGGGCTTCTGCCGCTAATGCAAAGACATTCGCCGGACGAATGGAAATCCTCAAGGTTACATTCGACGAAGCAAAGGAATCAG